ACTACCTAACCAAGTTACTACTTGCCCCTTAGATCCAAGCTTTTCTAATTGAGCAATACTTTTAAGTTTAGCTGGTTCAAATAGATCTTCTTTCAAGAGTCCTTTATTGTTAAGAATGACAGAGGCCAACAATGGATCTGTAATCTTACGATGGGTTACTGTGGTTGATAGTTTGTAACCCTTTGGAATTTTACCCTTATTAACTGCCTCTTCAAGTAAATAATCTTGAGCATCAGATACCCAAGTTACAATGCCTTGAGCTTTGTCTACTAAAGTTGATACCGCTTCATGTGTCATCAACTGTACTGGTCTAAAGTCAATCTTAGCTAATTCAGCTACTTGTTCTGCCCTTGTTTTACACATGGGTTTCGCTTTACAGTATTGGCACCATGTACCGGCCATAAATTCACCTGCACCGATATATGCTAATTTAGCCTTTGGTTTGACTACTGTATTAACCCAGTCAATTAGTTTAGCCTTAGATACCGTCTCAGAACTGATATTATTAGCTCTTGGTTGATAGATGGTGTATGTGACCGTTTTAATGTCAGGATATTGTTCTTGGTACTTTAAAACCGCACCAACAGCATAGAGTCTTAGTTGGCTATTACCTGTGGCATCAACATACTTCAAGCCATATTTTAAATCGATGACTAAGATACTATGATCGTTTAGAATAATGATGTCTGCAGAACCATGTCCCTCAGGTACATACATGCTATAATCAACACGTTGCTCAATTAGAATAGTATCACCAGAACCTACTTGAGACCTTACGTAAACAACGTATCCATCTACATCATTCTCAAACTCTTCACTCCAATAGATGCCGTTTTTAATGCTTTCATACTCAACATCATATTCTTCTTGTGTGATTTGATTGTAGGCTAATCTTAATTTCGCCTCACCCAATCGGTGGGCTTCTGTTCCCTGTGCGGCAAAATCTAAACCGTTAGAGGCCCTACGAATTTCGGGTAAAGTTTCTGATAACCTAATTGATGGAGTGCAGTTCAACCACCTTTCGCTAGAAGATGGTGAAAGAAGTGCATGTGCTGACATATTTTCCCCTTTAGGGAGTTAAGTTTTGTATATTATACAGTATTACTTTGCGGCATTCAAGTTTTTTATTAGGTCATTTACTACACCTGAAAAATCAATGACTACCTCATTTTTGATAGCGATGATAGGATCTTTTGTCTCACGATAGTCTTCTTTAAATTGCCCTTTAAGTGCAATCTCTAAGATACGTGAATTAAAGTTTTTGTTTTCGATATTGTCCAGCATCAGCTTTTCCCAAAATGCTTGAGCTTGAACAACAGCTTTATCTAAAGCTTCCGCAAATTCCGGATGGTTCTTTTTATATGTTTGGGCTGTGGAATAACTAAGCCCCAATTCTGCAAACATAATCTTTTGACTTGCTCCTGTTTTACCAAGCTCCACCATTTTGTTACACATGGATGGATCATATTTGACAATTGCTGATTTTGTTTGTTTTACTGGGGCTTGAGCCATTATTTCTTTTCCTGTGTTTTAAGAGCCATGCGATCTAATTCAGCTTTTTGTGCTTTCATATTCGCCATAGCTTCATTTACTACCATACGAGTGATTGCACCAGCCATTTCCATGCGCTCACTTTCTTTTTTCTTGGCGCCTTCTTCACGTAAACGTGCGTTAGTCATACCGGCGTTATCAGAAAGAGCGAGTACTAACTTACTTGGCTCACTCATACTGGAGCCACTTCTGCCACTGGGGCATCCGTTGCAATTGCCTCTGCTACTGCCACTGGAGCATCCGTTGCAATTGCCTCTGCTACTGCCACTGGAGCATCCGTTGCAATTGCTTCTGCTACTGCATCTGCAGCATCTGCTTCTGCTTGAATTTTAGCAAATTGTGGTGTGCCTTGTTCTTGGATTTTATTAATCAAAGCCGCTGATTGTACATAAGCTGTATTGCCTAAAATGTTCAACAGTCCATTAACTTCTGCTACTGTGAATGAAAAGTTTAATACTGCGTTGTCGATGTTAGTTGCCATTTTGTTTTCCTTGTAGTCGTTTAAGTTCTGCGTTTGCGTAAAATAAAATTTTCTTAATACCCCTTAATTCATCACAGTGTGCCGCCTTACCATACCTGTAGCACTCTCTGAATATTTCCCCAATTTGTGCATTCATGTTTTTTGCACTAATTAGGTCTTGCAATTCTGACGCATTTACTGGTAGTTCGTAGTAGTTAGCAGTAGATCCGTCAGATTGTTCTTTACCATTACTCACAATTTAATTCCTTTTTAATTTGTATTAGCCCTTTATTAAAATGATACCTCCAATATTTTTCTGATACATTAATATCGTAATATGATAGTCCATCTAAAAAGGCTTCTATAATAAACTGCTCTTTTGGGTCAAGACGTTTGATAATTTTGTGTATATCTTCTACGTCTTCCGGATCCCAAGGGAGCCAACCCTCAGATAGTGATGTGTGCAAATTACTTTCCCCAATGTCAGAAGATTCTAATGGGTCAAGTTCTTCGTCAGATAATTTTACTGTGTTCATTTTGAGCCGCTATGTTGTAAGGTATATACCACTAATACACAATTTGATATTCACCGCCCAAAAATTAATTATTTATTTATTTTCAAAGCATCTAAAACTGCATTTTGCACATCTATCTTTCCGTCTAAAACTTTAATCACATGTTCATCTACTGTTCCTTTCGCTATTAAATGGTGAATGAGTACTGGTACTGTTTGTCCTTGTCTTAATACACGCGCATTTCCCTGTAAATATAAAGAGCTACTGAAAAATAAGTCAAACCAAATAATATGGGCAACCTCAGCAATGTTGTTTTGTAAATTTAATCCCTCTCCGATAGATTGTGGATGCCCAATCAGCATTTTAATATTACCGGCTTTCCATTGAGCGATGGATTTTTCTGTCACCATCTGAGCCTCAGGAAAAGCTTTCATAATTCTGTCAAGCGAATGTTTGTAATTATAAAACATCAATACTGGGGCATTGTCATCCTCCAATAATTCTGTAATAAAGTCTATTTTATCTGCATGTACTGGTATTACGTCTTTATTTTCATCATATACAGCCCCTGATGTTACTTGCAATAGCTTTGTAAGCGCTGTGGCTGCGTTTACAGCGGTTATTTGTTGGTTTTGATACTCTGCTACCAAATCCTTTTTTAAATCGCTGTAAGAGGCCATAACGCGCTTTGAAAGTTCAATGCTATGGAATACTGCAGTCTCTTTTGGTAATGTTAAGTAGTCTTTTGCTTGAAGAGAGAACGCAATGTCTTTTATCTTATTGGTTACATCAGCCATTGCATTTATTTTTGGTATCCACTTATATACTAAGCCAGTATGCCTATTCCGCTGTCCAGCATCCATGTACTTGTCTCTGAACTTACCGAGTGTTGTTTCCAACCTAGCTCCCTTGTCCATCAATCCAATCTGCGACCATAGATCAGCGATTGTGTTTGGTGTAGGAGTACCTGATAGCAAGATCAGATTAAAGTTCTTACGCTTCATTGCTTTTTTCAATAACTTAAACCGTTGGGTTGATGAACTTTTTAATCTAGCGCTCTCGTCAAAGATAATCGTATCAAACCGATCAAATAGATTATTATGCTCAAGCCATGAAATGCTTTCATAATTTGTAATAGTTACATTTTTGTCTTTGTTAAAAGCCTCAACGCGCTGTTTTTCTGTGCCTATCATAAGCGAGTATGTAAGGTGTGATAAGTGTTCCCAGTTGCTGATCTCTTTATGCCATACATTCCTGGCCACTTGGAGTGGAGCTATAATAAGCGTCCTCTTCACTTTCTTTTCAGCAATGATGGACAGTGCGATTGTTGTTTTGCCCAAACCCATAGACAAATATAACGCGCAACTATCAAGCTTCTTGGCTTGGCTAATTATATTAGTCTGGTATGGGTGTAGTTTGTCTTTGGATAAAGCCATCGATTGTTTCCTTACTATTTAATATTTCTACAGGAAAGCCTGCATCTGCTAAGTCTTTAAAGACAATTTTCTGTCTCGGTGATATTACCCCTGTTAAAGTTTTCAGCTCTACAAAATGTACCTTGCCTGACAAAAAGATTATTCTGTCGGGCACACCGGCCACGCTAGAAGTCCACTTAAATGATAGACCCCACGCCTCTTTAACTTTTTTATTAAGGTAAGCCTCTACTGCTTTCTCTAACACTAATATGCTCCGTCTGATTCAAACGATATAATGCTATCCATATAAGTCTGAGCACGTTCGTTTAGTCTGATGCCTTTGTACACATGCTCACGTTTACCGCCAGCTCTATTCAACCCTGACTCAACCTTATGCTCTTGTGAAGCCGCGATAAACCTACGCTTAAAGGCTAGTTCATTACCAGCGTTTAGTTTCTTCTTTAAACACCAGTGCGTATAGCACGTAAAGATATCGTCTTTTGCTACCTCGTAGTCTTTACCGAAATCCAAAGTGTCTTCAATAAAGTTTTGCATTGGGTTGCCAATGTCCGCCATGAGTTGTAAGTAATCAGCCCCTGTTACAGGTTGAATAAACTTACCACCTCGAGCTAAACGCCTTGTGTTACCCTCCATAGCCCATATGAATATACCACTTAACTCAGCCTCCAACTTTTTGCCTAGGTCTGTATCCTCATTATCAAAGAATGATTTTGTCATCTTAATTACCAACATACGACCAGTTAAAGCATTACTAGACTCAGCTAATTGTAGTACCTCATTTGAGAACACAATAATACGTGTCCCTAATGTTCCGCCCCATGACTCTCTGTTCTTACGGTTTACTGTCACTGGATCGTTACCTACGATACGCAATAGTTGTGATACAACCGCATTACGGTTACGTTCTGGCGCCCTAGCATCTGTAAAGGTAGCTAACATCTTACCAAGCCAGCTCTGTAGTCCAAAGGTATCACATAGCTCCCCTAGTTCCGGAGCGACTGTATTATGCTGTCCTAACAAAGCTACAAGTACATTGTTAATCGTACCCTTACCGGATCTTCTTGGCCCAATTACGTTCAAGAATTTCTGCTGTCTGTTATCACCAGACAAGATGTAACCGAAATACTCTTGGAGTAAGTTGATTGACTCTTGATCGTTCTCCCATGCTGACTTTAAAAAGCCGTGCCATGTTGGACAGCCAGCTTCTTTGTCATATCCGAAGTTCAATGAGTTCTGTGTAAAAAACCCAAGTGAGTGAGGCATCAAAATATTATCCGGCATATTAAATAATCCGTTCTTTAAGCTAACTAGATTATAAGCTGGCGGTTTATTTGATCTATACTCCTCCAACCAAATTGGTGGCCTTGTGTTCCCATTGTTAGGCAAATGACAGATAGACTTAACCGCATCAATAACTGCAGAGACCGATGCTGGGTTCGGTGCAAAGTCTAATATGTCACCCTTACGTCCAAGCTTCTTACACTTATCCAAGAACTTATATACGCTTGATCGTATGGTTGCCTCTTCTATGGTTTCATAGTGTGTACCGTCATAGCCATGAAAATCATCGGCATAATGCACTAAGGTAAACCCTTCCTCCACTTTGTACAAACCTCCTAAGAATGTCCGAGCCTGTGTCATTGGGTTACCATCTAAGATAATCTCGCCATTAGCAATGGCTTCCTTGATCTTTGTTTGGTTGACCTTAAAGATCAATGAGCGTAGTGTAGCACCGGAGCCCTTAAATGTTTTCCACTTAGCGCTACATGAATAGTCGCCAGTTGCACTATAACTTGTACCTTGTTGACTCCACCTGTCCCATAATTCACAAGCCTCCACGTCACCGTCAAATTGATGGTGCAACATTTGACCCACACGCAACCAGTCATCATAACCTTGGTCTGCACTTATTTGGCTAAGTAGTTCTGTCTCAACCCTATGAATATCATACTCTGCTAACGGTGGTGTAT